GGTAACGAACACCGGAACGTCAAGCAACGCTGTACTCAACTTCTACATTCCAGTGGGTTCGCAGGGAGCGACAGGCGCACAGGGTTCGCAGGGAGCACAAGGCACGAGTCAGATCGCTGGCTCAGTTACAACATCAGCAGCAACGACATGGACAGCATCAGCAGCCGACAACGGCAAGATGATTGTATTTTCTGGCGCTTGCATTGTCACGCTTCCAGCAACGCCACCGGCAGCACCGTGGCTCGCCACTTACGTCTCATCAAGCAGTCAAGTCACAGTGACCCCAACTGCAAGTGCTGTTCTAAACAGGTCATCGTCGTCGTACTACATTCCGTCCGGACTGCCTGCAATCGTCTGGACTGATGGCACAAGCAACTATTTTCTTGAAGTCACGCCAACGTCCGGCAACTTCACGGCAATCGGCTCGCTTACATCTACATCAAACATCACAGCCGCCAACACAACGCTCGGCCTTGGTTTCAAGCAAATTTACACAGGCGCTAGTCCCGGCATCTTGGTCATCAACGGGTCGGCAACGCAAAATGCCGTTCCCCAAATTATTACCAACGTCTCTACTCAAACTTGTTTGCTTCTTGCCAACTCCAACGTGGCATCTCAAGCAGGAGTACTTAATGTCTACGGCACCACGTATACGTCATACGTTGTATCGGCTGGCGGCATTACGACCAACGGCACAACATGGACGGTCACGACCGGAGCGGCACACGGCTTCTCGGTTGGTCAAACAGTTGTGCTTGGTGGTCTAACGCCAACGGCCTACAACGGAAGTTCGTACACGGTTGCATCAACGCCAACAACAACATCATTTACCATCACCAACTCGGCGCAGCCCGGAGCGGTCACTGTTGCAGGAGTTGCAACCACGCAGCCTTTTACGATGCCGCCGGGCAGTTCGTACAACTATCAAGGTTCGTACGCTGGCGGACCTACGGTCTACGTCACCGCCTCTAACCCGCAATCAGTTCCCATGTACAACAACTCATGGACTCCGCAGGCGCAAGGCTTCCAAGGTTGGACTGGCGACCCGGCGACCGTGCTCACCGGCGGCACGGCACTCACCGCAGGCACTCCGGTCTATTGCGGCTTCACGTCGCCAATGACAGTCACGGCAGCGAGCGTCACGTTCAACGTCACATCGGCGGCGTCCGTACCGGCCAACTGCTACGTCGGCATCTACTCACAGGCAGGAGCAAGGCTCGCCGTATCCAGTGACTTCTCGGCAACGCTCGGCACCAACACCGGCGCAATCACAGTGGGACTCACGTCATCGGTAACGCTCTACGCCAACACGATCTACTACATCGCCGTGCTCATCGGCAGCGCCACAACAGCGCCATCGTTGTCAGTGGTCGCCTTGGCTGGAAGCACGGTCATCAACATCGGCTCGACGCAGACATCTGGCACGTTCGCAGGCGGTGGTCGTGCGCTCAGTGGTCCGGCATCAGTCAGCGCTCTGCCATCTCCGTTCACCGGCACGCCCGGTTCGTTCAGTCGCCTTCTTTGGTTAGGAATCAAATGACCCAACTCAAGTACTACGACGCAGCATCAAGCACGTGGGTCACGGCGGTCGTCGGTGCTCAAGGTGCACCCGGAGCACAGGGTCCATCAGGCGGTCCGCAGGGCAATCAAGGTGCTGCGGCAAGTGTGTCTGTCGGTACAACTGCGTCGATCGCTTCAAGTTCTGCGGCATCGGTCACCAACACCGGTACGTCAACAAGTGCCATCCTGAACTTCTACATTCCAGTTGGCGCTCAGGGTGCTCAGGGTGCGCAAGGTGCAACCGGTGCTTCGGGAACATCTGGTTCCACTGGTGCGCAAGGAGCGCAAGGTGCAGCCGGTTCCGTGGGGCCGCAGGGCGCACAGGGCGCACAAGGCACATCAGGTTCGGTCGGTCCGCAAGGTTCACAAGGTGCTACAGGTGCACAAGGAACATCTGGTTCAGTCGGTGCTCAAGGCGCACAAGGTACAGCCGCTAGCGTTGCCGTTGGCACTACTGCATCAGTTGCCTATGGCTCGGCAGCATCGGTCACCAACAGTGGCAACACAACCAACGCCGTACTCAACTTCTTTATCCCGGCTGGTGCCCAAGGTGCAACTGGTGCGCAAGGCACGGCTGGTTCAGTTGGCGCTCAAGGTGTTCAAGGTACAGCCGCCAGTGTGGCGGTCGGAACAACAGCATCGGTCGCATACGGCTCGGCAGCATCGGTAACGAATACCGGCACGACCACAAGTGCCGTGCTCAACTTCTTCATTCCGGCAGGCGCACAAGGCGCAACAGGCGCTCAAGGTGCAACCGGTTCAGTTGGTGCAACTGGTGCTCAAGGTGCTGCAGGTTCAGTCGGCCCACAAGGCCCGCAAGGTACGTCAGGTTCAGTTGGTGCGCAAGGTGCACAAGGCACGGCTGCAAGCGTCGTGGTTGGCTCTACCGCTTCGGTTGCATACGGTTCGGCTGCATCAGTTACCAATACCGGCACACCAAGTAACGCAATTCTCAACTTCTACATTCCGGCTGGTGCTACTGGTTCGGTTGGTGCCACTGGGCCACAGGGTGCTCCGGGTACAGTTGGTGTTGCGTCGGCTGTCTACCCGGTGCAGATCACGTCAGGCTCGGTCATCTCGCTAGCCACGCAAGCGTCTGTGACACCGGGTTCGTACAATAACGCCAACGTCACCGTGTCATCGGTTGGTGTGGTCACAAGCATCGCTAACGGCGCACCACAGAATCCAATTTCAGCCATCGAACTGTTCGGTCACTCATGGCTTGGTGCAGCCGGTGCAACCAACCCTGACGTGAACTACGGCAACCTTGCCTCACGCTTGCAGGCCATGTTCGGCGTGAACACCGTTGACGTCATCAACTTGTCAACTTCCGGTGCTGCACTTACCGACATTCGCAACTCACCGAACTCATCGGACTGGGGTTCGCTGTGCCAGATGATTGTGCCTTACGGCTACAAGGGCGCAAACAACGCTTCGTTCAGTGACCAGATTTACCCGACCGTCAGTCAGCCGCCTTCGTTGTTTGTGCACGGTATCAACGATGTGCTATTGACATTGTTTACCGGCCAAGCGTCCGTGCAGACGATTGCTTCAACACAGTGGTCAGGACTCACCGCTTGGCAGAACGTGGTTCGTGGCGTGGTGTCACGACTGAACGCTGGTTCGCTCTATCCGTCTACGCACTCCACCATCTCAACCGGTGGCACATGGACAACGCAAAAGACCAACATTGGCACCGGCCCGACTCAGTTGGCTTCGGTCGTCAACGGTTCGACCATCACGGTCACACTGCCGACCACATTCCAAGGTGGCACCGTTCGGCTCCACTTTTGGGGCACAAGCGCAGAGGAACCAAACGCACTGCGAGTTGACTTCTCTGGTACGTGCTCAGCCGCAACTGGTTCGCTCGCACTCTCCGCACAAGGTGAGTTCGGTCAACCGATCATGCGTGTCGCCACGTTCAACTGCCTTGGCTCGGATGCTGGCAAGACCATCATTTCAACGGTGGCAGGCGTACCGGTTGCAAGTTCATTTGCTGCAGCGCCGACAACGGCCAACGGAAGCACTGACTACATTGTTGGAACGATTGGCTCAGGCACGGCAGCACCGCTTCTCTACGTGCCGTCAATCGTTACTGGTCAAGGCGTGCCAAGCAACACGATGGGTCTTTACGTCACCGGCACAACAACTTCAAGTCGCAACGTGTTGACCATGAACACGGCAGGCACCAACCCATCAACTTCGGGCACCATCCAGCCTTGCGTTGTGTTCGATGGTTGGAGTCGTGACGCAGACAGTCTGTCACCTGTAATGATGGCGACCAGTCCACGTATCTTGAACGACCAAGTAGGTATGTCCTACTCGCTCAACAAGCAGACCAAGGCGATCTACAACAGCCAGAGCGCAAGCATTGGTGCAAGCAATCTTGTGCTTGTTGACATTGACGCCGACGTGTTTCAACGCACCGGCAATCTCAAAAGCACGTTCTCCAACACAGCCGCTTCAATCACCGTCACGCTGCAGCCGGGCAGCACGTTCGGTCAAGACGAGTACGGCAACTATGTCGGTGACAAGAACATGCGCATCATGGTCATCAGCAACGGCCAAGCCATTGTCAACGGTGGCACCAATCCACCCATCTTTGGATTTCCACAACCGCAGGTGGCGTTCAACGAACAAATGATGGTCACGAACATCACCAAGACGTCTGCAACCGAATGGGTGCTTGCCGTCAATCGTGGCATCGCAGGGTACACGCAGCCAAGCAACGCTCAGTATGGTCAACAGACCATTGTTGCCAACTGCACAAGCGGCAGCGCCACGCTCACCAAGTCATCAGGTAACTTCTTGACGGCAGTGCCAGCGGTCACGACGATTGACACGTGGACACAATCAAGCAAGACGGCTTGGGTCTACACCACAACGTCGGCTCACGGACTCGTAGTTGGCGACACCATCTACGCAACCGGATTTGCACCGGCTCACTTCAACGGTCCGGTCGTGGTCACTGACGTCATTGACGCAACAACTTTCTGGACACGGCTTTCGCCTACACGTCAGCAACTCGGTACGCAAACAAACGAACAGCCAGCACTCACGACGGTTGGCACGGTCTACAAGACCACCGGCTTTGCTCCCGGCACGAACGTCACCGGCACTGGTATTCCAAACAACACCGTCATTGACGGATACGTGAACGGTCGGCCTGACCAACTTGTGTTGTCGCAAAACGCAACAAGCACCGTCACCAGTGGGTCGTTCACGTTTGGTGGTTCATACGTTATTGACATGCGTTGGATTTCAAGTGACGGTATTCACCCGAACTCACTTGGTGCTGGTTACTTCGCAAGCAAGTTCTACACGTCGGCCTACAACAGTTTCTTGGGACAGCCAACCAACTTGCCAACGGCAGGTATGTCTGCGTTCTCGCTAACCGAAGGTTCGCCAATCCCGACGCTGCCATACGCAGACGGCTATTGGAACGTGCTCATGCCGCAAGAGGCTGGCAACATCACGATGACAATGCCGCAAGGCACCTTGTACGCCATTCCGTTCTACGTGAACTCAACAGTGACCAGTGCACTGACCGGACTTGCGACCTACATTCAATCGCCAGCCGTAGCAGGTGGCAAGTTGACATGCGGCCTGTATTTGCCGGACAATAGCAGAGCGAAGCCCGGGCCGTTGCTTGTTGACTTTTCGGTTGCCAACTACGGTGGCACGGCTGTCACGATTGCGGCCACTGCGGCTGGTATCGCACAGACGACGGCAGGTGCTCTGTGGTGGAACATGCGCACCGGTTGGTATTGGCTTGTGGTTGGCAACATCACGACCGCAACTGCAGTGTCAGTTCACGCTGCGGCTAACGGCATCCCTGTCGGTAGTCCGGCTCCATGGAACCAAAGCGCCACGACAACACACCAGATTCCATGTGGCTTCACAATGACCGGGCAATCATCACTACCTGCAACATTTGTGGTCGGTGCAGCCGTGAGCCAAGTGCCAATGATGCAAGTTCAGTTCGCTTCTCATGGCTTCTAACGATAAGGCGGTAACAAGATGACCAACAGCGCATACGCAGCGTACGACGTTTCCTACACGCAACGCACGCCGTATCTCACGGTGCAGGAATACCAGAACGCACCGACCGCAATGGACATTTTCAATCTGATTCCGGGCGGCGACATCAACGTGCAGATGCAGGCACTCACCGAAGTCATTAGTCGTGCATCATCATGGATTGACCAGTACACCTGTGGAGCATGGGGCACCTTGTGCGCCACGCAGAACGTAGAGAACGGTCGTGTGTGGGGCAACCGCTACGGCCAGATCATTGTGCACCCGAAGTACTGGCCAATCTTGTCAGTGGACACCTTTTCGTACTCGGCAGTCACGGCGCCGGGCTGGGGCGCTGCAGGTGCGACGGCTGGATTTGGCACGAACGCTGCGAGCATCTCACCGGCAGGTAACGTGTGGATTGAGCCACAACAGTTCATTGTGCAGCCCGGTGGCACGGCACAGTGGAACTTGAACTCAACCTACGGCATCACCACAAGCGAATACCTGTGCCAGTGGACATACACGAATGGCTGGCCGGTCACGACACTTGCGCAACCGGCTGTCGCTGGTGACACGAGCATCACACCTGTCACGATCACCGGCATCTATCCCGGAACCAATCTCAAGATTTACGACATGCCAAACGATGAAACGATCACAGTGGCTTCCACGTACGTTCCCGGTTCGGCTGTAGTGCCTCTAGTTTCGCCTCTATGGACTTCGCACTCTACATCTGCCATGATTACCAACATCCCACCGGCGATCAAGCAGGCGGCAATTCTGGCAACCACGGCTTTCATCAAGCAACGTGGTAGCGGTGCGCTAGTCGTGCAAGACATTGGTGAACTGAGTCGCACCATCACAGGTGCGTCGCAGAACAGTCTGAGTGACTGGGACCAAGCCGAGACGTTGCTCAAACCATTCCGTCAGATTATGGTGGGTTACTAATGCCGAAGTCCGAAGTTCGACAGGCGCTTTACGAATACCTGCGTCCTGAGAACTCGCACATCACATCGCTCGGTACGGTGTATCCAGCGTTGCCGAAGGTGGCGAACGAAAGCGACTTGTTCAACTTCGTACCACCCGGTGCTGGCGTTGGTGCAGTGATGTACATGTTTATTGAGAACCAAGAGGAAACACGTATTGCGCTTGGTGGGCCACAGCAAGGTCGGAAGTTTCGACCATACGGCTTGTCTCTGTTGTGCGTGCTCAAGAGCGACCTACAGACGTCGGCCGAAGGTCAAGTTGCGTTCGACTACTTCATAGATTCGCTCACCGGCTACATCGAAGCAGACCGCAACGCTGGTGACCCTACGGTGATCTTCCAATGGGGCGAAGGTGGAGTTGGCGGTGGTCCGGACATTCGTATTGACTATCCGGTGCCAAAGACGGTAAATGGTGGAGTGATGCTATTTCAAGCAATCGTTCGTGTGACCGTCTGCGAAATCTTGAACACTTAGAGAGGCAACATGCACACTTACAGATACACCGGAGATTTGCCTACGGTATTCATCACGCTGCAAAGTAATGGTGAGACGTGGGTGCCGAACAACGGTGACACGATCACGGTAGACGAGCCAATCGCTCACCCTCTGCTTGTGGAAGTCATCGAAGTCCAAGCCGAAGCGAAAGCCGAAGCGTCAAAGAAACAACAGCCAACCGAACCGGCCGAGCCGGTGGAATCAGAGTCGCCGGTCACGGTTGACACAAACGAGGAGAAGTAAGTCATGCCATACATGTCAGCGAACTCGTACTTTGGTCTTGCACCAGAGACGACCTACGGCACCGCAGCATCCATCTCAACATTCACGCCGATTGACAGCCCGAAGGTCACCACCGAACTCACGTGGCTTGACGACAGTGCTTTCCGTGGCTCGCCCACCATGCACTACGATCAGGTCGCTGGTGTCATCAAGGGCACGTTTGACGGCAAGACCTACATCTACAGCGACGTGTTTCCAAGCCTTGTGCGTGCAGCACTTGGTTCTTCGGACTCAGTTGGTGCATCGGTTTCAGTCACGAACTCGGCTGGTGCTACAAGCACGGCCTACCCACACGTCATTGGTTTGCTCAACTCACCGAACACCGGTTCACAGGCACCGTCGTACACCATCGTCAACAACTCGGTGGATGCGCCATACCAGTTGACGGCTTCACGCCTTGTAGACCTCACGGTGTCGGTGTCGGTTGATGCGGCTGCAGAAGCCACGTTCAACTTCGCTGGTAACGCTGCCTCAATCGTGGCTTCGGTTACGCCAAACGAATCCACTCAGCACCTTGTGCCATCGTGGAACTGTGCCGCTTCAATCGGTGGCGCTTCGGTTGCCGTCATTGAGAACTTGGAAATCGGTATCAAGCGCAACACCGCAGCCATCCACACGCTTGGACAGCAAGGCCCATACAACAACTTCCAAGGCCCTATCGCCGTTGAAGGCAAGTTCTCGTTCGTGGTCGAAGCAGGCGAGACGTTCTACGCCAACGCATTGACCGCCAACCAGCAACAGGTGCTCATCAAGTTGACTGACCCTGCTACCGGCTACAACGTCTTGTTCCAGATGAGCAAGGTTCAGTTGGAAGCACCACAGATTGACCAGAGCAAGGCGTACGTGGCACTGTCCGCCAACTTCGTCGCAGTCGCCAACACGACCGACGCTGTGAACTCCGGCTACTCACCGATCAAGGTCACCTGCACGAACGGCGTGTCCACGGCCTACTAAGCCACACGCAGTGCAACGCCCGACGAAACAACGAGAGGGAACCACATGAATAATTCGCAACTGTTTAGCCGACGCACTGGTGCAGCGGTAGATTTCAGGCCAAGTGTTGACCCGAAATCTCCGTTCGCTCAGTTGCGTCGGCTATCGGTGCATCTGCAGTCAGATGTACCACCAAAAGATGACTTGGCCGATTGTCCTGATGCACTGAACTACTTGCGTGAATACACGTATCGCAAAGTGTTTACCGGCACCACGCATGAGGAGTTCGTCGCACTAGACCAAAGCGACCCGGCTGCGATTGACTGGCTCATCGCTGTACACCAAGTTGAGAGTGCGAACTTCCGCGGCCGTAAGTAAATGCAGCACCCTGTGACACGGTGTCGCAGGTAACTCCCTAGAACAAAGGAACCAAAATGAGCACCACCGTACAACTTCCAGATGGACAGATGGCCGTACTCAAAGACGACGTTGACCTGACCAACAAAGAAGTCAAGAATCTTCGTCGTGCAGCACGTGTTGCCATGGGCATCGCCACCCGGTTGCAGGAATCAGGCTTTGACGAGAACGACCCTTCCACGTGGACTGCGTTCACCGACATGACTGACGAAGAAGCCGACACGCTTGACCTGTTCCAGCGCACGTGCGTGGTCACTCGTCTCAAGTCATGGTCGCTTGACCTGCCACTGCCAGTGACGCCAGATGAAGTTGACGATCTGCCACGACCAATCTTTGTGCCACTCACCACGGCTGCAATCAACATTGACCTGAGCGACTCGTTTGGGATGGAGAACGCAGCCGACCCAAAAGCGGATACCGAAGGCTCCGACAACTAAAGGCGGCGCTCAAAGGTGGACTGCTACTTGAGCCGTTAGATGCCGAGACAGAGGAACTGTATCGGGCGTACAAGTACTGCAAGTTGTTCCACTGTTCCGTGACCGAGTACGAGGAACGACCGCACTGGGAGTCGTCATGGTTGCTCAAGATTGACGACACGTACCACGAAGTCAAACGTGAACTGGAAGAAGCCGCCGAGCAACGTCAGGGGTAAGTGATGACCAACATACGCATTGACATGGAGAAGTTTCTTGGCAGCGTGGACATGCTCATCAAGGCTGTAGACAACGCTACGAAATTGACGGTGCGTGACGGTGCGAGCCTTATTGAACGCAACGCCAAGCAGAACTTCGCCGGTCAAGTTCCTATTGGTGTGCCACGGCCAGATGACAACCCAAAGCCGTACGCACACTCAGAGGACTTGAAAAAGTCAATCGGTCGTTTCCCTGAAACACCACGCAAGATTGGCCCGGCTTCATACCTGCAAACAGTTGCACCGACCACGAAGTATGGCCGTCGTATTGAACTTGGCTTTACTGGCACGGACTCGCTTGGTCGCTCATACAACCAACGTGCGTATCCGTATCTCCAACCTGCCGTCAAGAAAGTCACGCCAATGATGAACGCCTTGTTCATCCGGTCATGGAACGCAGCCACTCACTAGAAAGTAGAAACCGATGCCGGTACTTGAGCCAGTAGTAGCAACGCTCATCGCCAACACAGCGCAGTTTGTCGCCGCCATGGCTAGCGCCGAAGGTGAAGTGATTGGCTTTGGTGCTGCATCCGAAGCGGCAGCGGTCAAAGGTGCGACAGGTTTCAAGGGTGCACTGTCCGGTGGTATCTCCAAGGTCAGTCAAGCACTCGGCAAGGCCGGTCTACCGCTTGGCCCACTAACTGATGGTCTTGACAAAGCGGCATTGGCGCTCAACAAGGTTGATACAGCATCCAAGTCAACGTTCCAAAAGTTCGCCGGTGCTGGCAAGATTGCAACGATTGGTTTGGGTGCTGCGGCAGCCGGTCTTGGCTACCAGATGTTCAAGGCGCATGAGGGGCTAGAGGAAGCCACAAGCACCATCGCCAACACGGCGAACGTCAGTTACGAAGCAGCGCACAAGATCACCATGGGCTTTCTCAACATGGGAATCAAGACGACTGCTAGTGGCGAAGAAATGGCCACGGCGTACGCCGACGTGTCCGGTCAGTTAGGTTCAATGGCCGGTCACACGCTCACTGCAGCCGAAGCCACAAAGGTCATGGCTGCAGCAAGCGACCTTGCCGTTGCCAATGGCGACAGTCTTGCGAGCACCACAAAGGCGCTGGCCGACACCATGCTGGCGTTCGGTCTAAGCACCAAGGACGCTGTGCACACTACCGATGTGCTTGACAGCACGGCGGACGCTACAGGCACAAGCGTGGGCGCAGTAGCAAGTGCTCTGTCCAAGATGAAGTCACGTCTTGGTGCCACCGCACCGTCACTTGACGAGATGGCCGGGCTTATGAGTGACATGACCAAACACGGTATCTCCGGTCGCATGGCGGTTGGTGCACTGGCTGGTGCGTTCACGACGTTCTTGAAGCCGTCCGATGCTGCAGCCAAGGCCGCAGTTGACCTGAACATTGCCACCAAGAACCTTGACCCAAGCATGAAGTCCATGGCTTCCAATCTCATCAACCACAAGATGACGATGCAACAGGCCAAGGACGCTACAAAGAACATGACCGAAGCGCAGCAAAAGACTTGGGGCGCCTACATCAAAGCGGCATCAGGGATGGACGCCGCAAAGACCGCTCAAGACAAACTCGGCATCAGCACCACAGACGCCAGCGGCAAGTTGCTGCCAATGTCCAACATCCTTGAGCAACTCAAGAACCGGGTGAAGGGCATGAGCGACGCTCAAGCCATCGGTACACTCAAGGCCATCGGCTTCGGTGGTCAGGCTGCCAAACTTCTTGGGATTGTCCGTGACGGTGGCAAGGGCTTTGACGAAGCCAAAGCAAAGGTGACCGAGAACGGTGCTGCACACGAAGCCGCCATGCTCAAGATGGAATCGTTTGGCAACACGATGAAGATGGTGAAGGCCAACGTGGAGAACCTCGTTGGCAAGATGGCCGAAGCACTGGCACCGACCGTCAAGCACGTCGCAGACATGTTCGCCAAGTTTGTGAACTACCTTGTGCAGCACAAGGGCGCCATGATCGCTTTGGCATCGGTTATTGGTGGAGTGCTCGTCGCAGCCATCGGCGCATACATTGCATCACTCATTGTGGCTGGTGTGAACTCAGTCATACAGTTTGGCAAGATGATTGCGGCAGGTGCGAAGTGGGTAGCCGAAACTGCCATTCAATTCGCAAAGTGGCTTGCGATGAACGCTATCAAGATTGCTCTGTACGCATCTATTGCAATAGCAGCCACCGCAGCCTTTGTTGCAGAGAACCTCGCCACGCTTGGCATCATTGCCGGTATCGCATTGCTCGTCGGCGCAATCATTTGGATGGCGACACACTGGAAGCAAGTGTGGGGATTCGTCAAGAGCGTTGCGCTCAGTGTGTGGCACTTCTTGACAAGTGTGTTCAATGGCATCGTTGGCGTAATCAAGACAGCGTGGGACTTCATCAAGAAGCATCTCACCGTCGTCATGGGCATCATTCTTGGCGTTATGACTGGCGGTATTGGGTTGCTTGTCATCTTGGTCATCAAGAACTTTGACAAAATCAAACGAGGCATTTCTATTGTATGGAACGCCATTCTGTCATTCCTCAAAGCCATCCCCGGAAAGATTATTGACATTTTCAAGGGTGCAATTTCGTGGCTCGGTCACATCGGTATGGACATTCTGCAGGGCTTGTGGAACGGCTTGAAGTTGGTCTGGCAAGGCATCGTGTTCTGGTACGTGGAAATGCCGAAGAAGATTCTGCGCTTCTTTGTCACGGCGATTGTGTGGCTGCACGACACAGGCATCAAACTGTTGAAGGGCTTGTGGAACGGAATGGTCGCAGGCGCCAAGTTCTTGTGGGACTGGTTCAGTAGTCTGCCGGGCAAGATTTGGGGCTGGGTCAAGAACGCTGGCAAGTGGCTATGGGATGCCGGTGCGAACATCATTCACGGTCTGGTCAAGGGCATCAAGAACGGCGTCAAGCACGCCGTAGATGCGATCAAGCACGTGGGGCACAGCATTGTCCATGCGTTCACTTCGTTCTTCGGTATCTTCTCGCCGTCAAAGAAGTTCGCTGGCTACGGCAAGAACATGATGGAAGGTCTGCACAAGGGCATCAAAGACAACAAGGACTTGGCAGGTGCCGAACTAAAGAGTCTCAAGATGGGCAAGAAACTTGAGAAGGAGTTCAACGCCATCGGCAAGGCAGGCAAGCACATGGGCGACGTGCTCAAGTTCGTAGGCGAATCACTACGTGCAGTTGCAGACGGTGGTGCGTATGCCAAGGGCAAGGTGCAGCCAGCCGGTGACGCTATCCGCACCATTGCAAGGGCGCTCAAAGACGCTGGCGCAATGAAGATGAGCAAGACGTTCGGTGAGAACTTGAAGTCACTGTCGGTTGTGGCTACGTCATTGCGACCCGGCCCAATCACGCAGGGCATCCACGCCATTGTGGACGGACTCAAGAAGATTGGCACCGTGGACGTACGGCCAAGCCTGCACCGTAACGAACTCGCCTTCGCTTCGTTCGTGACGCACAGCAAGCCGGTCAAGGCAGCGTTCTTGTCGCTCGGTACTCAAATTGGTCACACCAGCAAGACGATTGACGGTGCCAAGGGTAAGTGGAACGGCATGAGGGACACGCTCAAAGACAGCAAGAACAATGCTCACGACCTGAACCAAACGCTCAAGGACATTCGCACCAACTTGAACTCCATGGGTTCATCGGTCAAGGCAGCAACCAAGGCGCTTGGTCCCGATCTCAAGAAGGCACTCAACCAGAACGCCGAAGTGGCTAAGGCAATTCAACCGACATTCGACAAGGTTGCCGACGCAATCAGCAAATCAGCCGACAAGGTGAAGGAGTCGGTGGACAACTGGAAAGCATTTGGCAATGCCATGAAGTCATCTAAGGACGACGGCAAGTCGTTGTCCGACGCTATGGACAAGGTGAAGGGCAGCACCGACCACGTACGTGACGCTATCAAGCGAATCATTGACAACTTCAAGGCGTTGAAAGCCACCATCCGTGACACGTTCAAGGACTCAAAGCAATGGTTCGCCAACTTGGGCGCTCAGATGATGCACGGACTTGTGGACGGCATCAAGAGCGGCGTCAACGGCGTCGTGCTCGTGCTCAACCGAGTGAGCAAAGCAATGAGCGACATGGCCAACACGTACAAAGAGTCCATGGCAGAGATGGCTGCAGCCAGCAACACAATGATGGACTTGCTTGGCATGGGTAGTGGCAAGAACAACAAGATGATGAGCCTTGGCAGCGCACGTGCACGCACAGGTGGGCAAATGCTTCAAGTCACCACGCCAATCCAAATTGACGGCAAGACCATTGCCACGGTCGTCACCAAGTACCAACTTCAAGGGTCACGAGGCACCGGCAACGCACTTGGCCGCTACGCAGGTGGCAACCAAACTGGCGGCGCAACTGGCCTCAGCCCGAATCGCACTCCACGCTAATCTTATCCACGACACAAGGCGGACTACATGGCAATCACTTGCGCAAGCAACTACTCAGGCGGTGTCACCGGATTCACCAGCACGTTTCGCATCTCGCCATTGGATGATGTTGACGGTGACACGTTTGTGCTTACCGTTTCGTCTTACAAGACCGATGGTGTGCGGTATGTCAGTGATACCGACGGCAACAGGTGGATGCAGATTGCCAAGTCAACAAACGGTGATTACGTCACCGAAATCTGGTATTCCAAGGGCATCAAGAACCGTGGCTCATTGTTCAATCGTGGCGTCTACGTCACGATGGCTGGCATCAGTCTTGCGTCACGGACATCAGCCAATGTCGCTCGCTTCACCGGCGTTTGGTATGTAGACCCGCTTGACCAGTACGGCACGAACTACGGCACAAGTGCTTCACCTACTGCATCCGGTCTGTCACCACGAACGAGCGGTGAAGTTCTGGTTGGCGTCGTTTCTACGAGCGCCTCGGTAACTGCACAACCGAGTGGCTACACGTCTTTGTTCTCCGGAAATCAAGCAGCGTGCTACCAAGTTCTGTCTGGCAGCGTTGCTGCAATTCCGTCATGGACTTCTGCAAGTGTCGGTGATTACAGCACGTGCTTGGCTTCGTTTGTGCCCGGACAATCCGGTGTCAATCCTCGGTTGCAGTTTCCTGAGACGCTCGTGGAAGTGTGCACACAGAGCAACTACCTAGCGCCACTGCAAGGTATCGGCGTGTGGACAAACATTTCTAGTTACGTGCGCTCCATGGACATTGGGCCACTCGGTCGCCAGCACGAACTTGATCGCATTGAAGCATCCACCGCACAAGTGAACGTGGACAACCGAGACGGCACGTTCAACACGTGGAACACAAGCAGTTTCTTGTGGAACGGTGGCGCAGGACTCAAGGCGCAGAACCCGGTCAAAATCACTGCAGCATGGTCTGGCATCACCTATCCAATCTTCTACGGCTACACGCAAGCAATCACGCCAAGCATCAGCGACGTGCTCAACGTGGACGCCACGATCACGTGTGTTGATATCTTCCAAATGCTGTCGCTCAAGTACCTGTCGAACGACAACTATGCGCAGCATGTTCTAACTGATAACCCGACGGCGTACTACCGACTTGGTGACAACGTTGGCACCACATCAGTCTCCGACTACAGCGGCAACGGACAGACGGCTGCACTGGTGGCTGGTCGTCCCGGCTTGCCTGCTTACGGCAACACCAACTTCTTCATCAGCGACTCCAACACGTCGCTTGACTTGACCAATGGTTCTAATGTTTCCGGTGGTGGTATCTGCAGCATCAACAACACCGGCACCGCACCTGTCTCAGTGCAGCCACTCGGTTCGGCATCGGTGTGGTCGGCGGAGATGTGGGTGCAGTGGACTGGCGGAACTGACTACACGGCGTTGTCTGTGCCGTTTACAGTTTCCGCAACTGTTGGCAATGGAACTTTGACGGTATCAACGGCCGACTACGCCAGAATCCCTGTTGGCTCGCTTGTCACTGGTTCTGGCATACCGGACAACACGTACGTGTGGGAAGGCTACACATTTACCGGCACACTTGTCTTTCTCACTAATCCAACCGAAGCAAGTTCTGGTGCTGTGCCGGTCAACATCTATCCGGCATCGTTCGCACTGTTCTCGGTCTCAACGGTGGGCGGCCAGTTTGAGATGCGAGTAGGCACACAAGTTGATGACCCTGACCCCGGCAATACCTACACGGCAATTCCGGTGCGCTCAAACAGACTGATGGTCGGCAACATGCTGGGCGCTCGCTACAGTGTGTTGCCCGGTATGCGAGTTCAAGGATTCACTCGCAATCACAATCTGCAAGATGGACTGCAGCACCAAGTTGCTGTGACCTACACGAGCGGCAGCGTAAGCGTCTACATTGACGGCGTTGAAGATGCACGGTCGCCGTATTATGTCGGCACGAACTACAGCCTGCCACGCAACATTTCATTTGGCTGTGACCTTGTGAACAACATCCCTGCACCTATCTTTGGCGTGCCGACCAACGGCTTCGCAGGGTGGATGCAAGACGTGTCGCTCTACGACACGGCACTCACCGCCACGCAAGTTGCCAATCACTACGCAGCGACTCGGTGGTTCCAGTCAGTTGAAATTGGCGCAGACAATGGTGACTACACAGCCGGGCGTCTCAATAAGGTTCTAGCGACTGTCGGCCTTGACCCGGCCACGGTGCTCAACGTGCCGTATCCGTTCAAGACGCAGTTGTATGCAGAGAGCGCAGACCTAACCACAACTTCGGCGCTCAACTACATCCAGACGATTACCGAAACTGAACCGGGTGTCATTTACCAAGGGCAAGACGGAATGATCTACGCCTACAACCGGCAGTACCAATACCTGAATCCCAAGAGCGTCGCAACGACAGCCATTTACGGTGACAGCGCATCGGTGGCGTATCACTACCTTGGCGACGGACTGCAAATCACGGCAGACGACCTTGACCTGTGGAATGACGTGCAGGTGCAGTCATCACGACCGGCCAATGCTATCACTGGTCAAACTGCTTCGGTGCTCCAAGAATGGGGGCCGGTGCAATCGGCAGCGGCATCTGTGTCGAACGCCTATTACGGTGCTCGCACCATGCAGGGCTTGACGTCACTGCAGCAAGAATACGACCTTGACGCAATGTCGCTGGCGCAGAACTACCTTGCTTGGTATCAAACTCCGTTGCAGCGCATCACGCAAATCTCAACATCATCGGCAAGTGACAACGGCAGCAACATCCCGAACATGCTTGGCCTTGACTTGATTGACTTGGTGGAAGTGCAGTACCAAGGACAGACGCCCGGCCCACAGTTCAAGCAACAGTCGGTGGTCGAACAAATCGCACACAGCATCGTGCTTGACAGTGGCCCGGAATGGACAACTACGTGGGCGCTCAGTCCGTACGAAGTGCTGCTTGACGCCATCGTGTTCGGCACATCAAGTGCAACGTTCACGGCAGCATCAGTGACCGCAGGACAACTCACCCTCTAGGAGAAACAATGGCTACTTGGAACACACCACCTGTCTATGCGGTAGGTGACAACATTGAAGTATCCGGCTGGAACATCGTTGCCAATAACGAAACGTTCTTATACCAGAAGCCGTACGGCATCTATTGGAACAGCGTGACAACGGCGTGTCCGAATGGTGTGACCACACAAATCACGCTCGGCAGTTCCACGGTTGGCTACGGCTTTGCTGCAGCATCGGTCAACAATGCAGTCATCCCGATTGCAGGGCTGTACATGGTGAAGTTCTCCGTGGCAATGAGTAGCGCCACTGGTTCAGGCAGCAACGCAATCTGGTCATACGTCTGGCAGAACGGCACGCCGGTCATCAAAGGTGGCACCGTGTCGTCATACTCATCGGGGCCGACTACACCCGGTAGTGGATTACTGCGATGCAACGCCGGTGATCGCATTGGGTTGTATCTCGGCAACTTGGGTGGTGCATCACTTTCAACCAGTGCCGACCCTGATGCAACGTTCTTGGAACTCGTGTTCATGGGGAGCCAATAATGTCAACATGGCGCAACCCGACTACGCACGTTGATGGCGAAGTCCTTGACATTACGAACTGGAACATCGTTGCCAACAACCAGACGTTCTTGTACCAGACACCGTACGGCATGTATTACAACTCATACCGAACTTCGTGCCCGGCTGGTTCAACTACACAGATTTCACTTGGTGGGATTACGGCAGCGAACTATGGCTTCTCCATGTACGGCAACTACATGCTTGTTCCGCAGGCAGGACTGTATGCCGTGATGTTCTCGGTTGGTATGGCAAGCAGCGCCGGGACAGGTGCGGCTGGCAACACGGTCTGGTCATACGTCTATCAAAATGGAACGCCGGTCATCAAAGGCGCCACAACACCTTCGTATTCGTCTGGCCCTACATCAGTTGGCTCAGGCATCTTGCAGTGCAACAAGTTCGATCTCATTAGCCTGAACCTTGGCAACTTGTCCGGTGCCACATTGCTCACCAATCCTGACCCTGACGCAACTCGTTTGCACATGATTTATCTCGGCAGCAACTAGCGATTCATTGACCAATTTGCGACTCAATGAGTAGCCTTATTCAACTCGGCTTCCATGCCTTGTCAGTTAGGAACGTAAATGTCCAAGATTGACGAACTGCCACTGACGCAAGACCAGCGCACTGAAATCAGTGCGATGCTGTCAGACAACGAAGTTGGTCACACCACGATTGCAGACAAGTTGTCATCGTGGGGCTATCCACTTAGCGAAATGTCCGTGCGTCGGTATCGCAGACGCATGGCAAACCCGCCAGCAAAACCACAGGCACAGCCAAAGCCAAAGCCACCACAAGTCGCAGACTACGAAGGCGCCAACATTGTCGTCACGCCAGACGGCGGAACATTCTCAACCGGCGCACTTGACAAGCCACTTGACCTGTCTACCGATTGGGACGAAGTGATGCGTGGCTTTGGTCTTGACCCTGACGTGTTCCAAGTTCAAGGTGACACCGTTGCCATGTCGAAGTGGCAGCAAAGTAGACGACTGGACAATGGTGACCGAGACATTGTGTGGCTCTACTCGTACAAGGCAAGTTTCACGAGACGCACGGCCGACGTTGAACAGTTTGATGTTGAAGAACTACGTGAGCGTGTGCAACGGTGGAAGCCGAGAGCACCTGCACGCAACACAAGCGATGAGACACCAAGCACGTTCGTCATCTGTTGGGCGGACTGGCAACTTGCCAAGTCTGCCGGTGGTGGCGTCAAAGCAACGGTCGCTCGCATTGAGGAAAGTTACCAACTGTGCGTGGACAGGATTGCCGAACTTCGCAAGATGGGACGCAACATAGAGAAGGTCGCCATCTTGAACATGGGCGACCCGATTGAAGGTTGCGACTCCAACTACCCATCGCAACTGCACTCGGTCGAACTCAACCAACGTGAGCAACTGAATCTGTGTCTTGACCTTTGGGCGAACGGCATCCTTGCCATTGAGCCAGACGTGTTCGCTAGCGTATTGTGCAATCACGGTGAGTGGACACGACGTGGCTACGGAACGAAGCCGGTCACGACAGACAGCGACAACGTGGGCGGCTACTTAGGCGACACGTTGCAGCGAGTATTTGATGGTCGTGAAGGTGCACCGAGCGAGTGGTCAATACCGCACGACGAGATGATCACGATGCTTGACCTGTCCGGCCTGAAAGTTGCAATCACTCACGGTCACAAAATTCCAAGTGCTGCCAAAGAAGCCGACTGGCTTCGTGCGCAGTCAATCAGGTTGCTTCGTGAGCACGGTGCAGAGCCTCGTCTATGGGTCACGGCGCACAAGCATCACGTGCGAGTTGACGACTTCGGACCTTGGTGGCGTCTGCAATGTCCAAGCCTTGACGGCGGTAGCAAGTACTACACCGACATGAGTGGAAATTGGGCAACGCCGGGTACACTAACGTTTCTCGCTGGACGCCATGACGCACGTGGCTGGTCTGATTTAGCGATTCTAGGTTCGGGAGAATAAGTGCTTGCCTACATCTGTGAGAAATGCAAAGCGACGATTGCATTGCACAAGGGAAACATCCAAACAATGCCACCAGCGCACAAACTGCTTGAAGCCGTAGTGCTCGCTCACGATGGACATAGGTGCGCACAACCAACGAGATGAGAATGAACCAGACATACAAACTTGGTGCGCTCGCACCGCAACGGCCACACGGACTGTCTACGCTTGCCGTCTACTCCAAAGGCAAGTTGCCGAAGCCACCAGCGGTGTCACAAGTGCCGAAGATACGCTCGTGGGGAATGATGGACAATGACCGACTTGGTTGCTGCACCATCTCCGGCGTCGGTCATGCGATCATGGCGTGGAACCAACAGGTCGGCGTGAACGATGAAGTGCCAACCGATGCGCAAGTTGAGAGCACTTACTTTGACTTGACAGGTGGCGCAGATGCCGGGCTTGTCGAAGCCGACGTGCTCAAGCACTGGCACAAGCACGGACTGTTCGGCGCCAAGATTGCTGGTTACGCACCAGTTGAGAGACACGACTTCGTTGGACTCCAACAAGCGATTGCGTTCTATGGCGTGGCGTATCTTGGCGTGGCGCTTCCTGCGTCTGCGCAAGAACAGTTCGCCAACTTCAAGCCGTGGGTCTTTGACCCGAAGTCACCAATCGAAGGCGGACACTGCATCGTTGCCGTTGGCTACGACCACACGTACGTCTACTGCGTCACGTGGGGCGGTGTTGCCAAAGTCACGTGGCCATGGCTCAGTCACTACCTGACCGAAGCATGGGCGATCATCTCGCACCAATACGTAGAAGCCGGTCGTGGGCCTCTGCTTGACATTGAAACGCTGCAAGTCGACCTAAGCAGCCTCACTCACTAAAGGAACGACATGCCTACTCAAACTCCAACACCTGTCTTGCCACCGTTGCCAACATGGACTGACGCAGCATCGGTGACTTCGTACATCACGTCGGTTGTCGCTGGCGTGTTCGCCATCATTGCCGTGCTCACTGGCAAAGGCGAGCCTGATGCCGTGCAGGCACTTCTCCCTGCGGTCGGACTCATCGTCGCTGGTGGTGCTCAAATCTTCAACATGGTGACTCATCGTGGTGTGCAGAAGGCAGCCATGATGGCCTACGCAGCATCAGCCAAGAAGTAGCCACCAGACACGCCTGTAGTCGTCGTACAGCGACGCAACTCGTGTTCCCTAACAAGGGCGCACGAGTTGCGTTTCTGCGTTTGTAGGCGATTGTGTCGCTTAGGCTGCGACGTTCTCCTTGAGCATCGCATCGGCCTCTGCAACAACCTTGGCCTGCATGACCAATGCTTCGTCTTGTTCCAACTCGGCCAACTCGGCAATGATCGTCTCAAAATCTTCGGCGGTGCGCTCATTGTGCGAGATGGCACAGAGTTCAAGGTAAGCCTTGGCATCAGTCAAAGCCTCATCGAAGGTGTCGTGAGCAACAGCGGTCTTGTCGTGCCAGCCACCCTTGCGGTGCGTGTACGTCATGGTCACAGCGCCATCCACGATCACGAAGTTGACTTCGATCTCGGCAGTGTGGGTGTACAAGTAACGGCTAGACCAGTGGTCAACGACGTCACGCTCGGCCAGTGCCTTTTCAGTCCAGTGCTCAACGGTAACGACGCCACGATTGCTGTTCTCATTGAACACAATTTGGAAGGTGTCAGGCTGGTAACCGGCTGCGACAATCTCACGCCTCTTGTTGAGTGAGCGTGCCTTGCGAATCCACTGGTTGCGACAGGCTTCGTTGTCACGCTCCAACTTGTCGTCAATGGCGTTCACAACTTTCTTGAGCAACCGGGTGGCACGCACTTGTTCGCTACGGTCGCCGTCTGCCTTTGCCTTGGCTTGAAACTTGGTGAGCGCCAGAACGATCACGGCCTCATCGGCTTCGGTGAACACGAGAAGATCGGACTGACGGTAGTTGCCGTAGCACCGGTCGTAGGTGTCAGCGTACGTTGCGTTGGTAATGACCTTGACCCATTGACCGCTCTCGTCTTGCTCGTAAGCGTATCCACTCATTGCTACACGCAATGTGCTGGTTTCGTTGTCAGTCAAACGAACGGAAACTTCGACTTCACTGCGCTTGATGGTGTTCATGGTGTTGGCTCCTTGGTTTGTGTGGTTTGTCATGTGACCATTGTAGACACGTGTGAACCAAGTTGTCAAGCCAAGCGAGTACAGCAATCAGAACAGTGTTGAAGCCTTTGGTTGTACGGCGATCTTGTCGAACTCGTCACGTGCCCATTCTGTACGTGCTTCAATAATCGGCCAGTAGTCCTCAGTCATCTCGCAGCCGAGCCACTCAAAGCCTTCCATGATGGCAGCGCAGGCAGTAGTGCCACTACCGAGGAATGGGTCTAGGACTGTGCCGCCGGGTGGCGTGACCAACTTCACCAAGTAGCGCATGAGGGCGATTGGCTTGACTGTTGGGTGGAAGTTCACCTTTGCGGCATTGCTCCGGTTCCGTGGGTTGTCGCCGCCGACGCCATCATCTTTCTCACGGTCAGACTCACGGCGTTCTGGCAACCCTTCCAGCCCTGCATTACGTTCGGACTTTCCTGCCTTGGCGCAGTAGAAGAACCGGGCTGCGGAACCTGAATCTGTGTACGAATTGTCAGGACTGTGTTTGCCATCCATAAACATTGAGTTGCCGTTATTTTGACGGTTATCGTTTGACTTTGTTTTGCTAGAAGAACTTGTCGGAAACCCTGCCACTACACCAGCACTACCGTCGTGGATGACGTTGGCAGGCCAGCGGCCTTCGTAGGTTGGTTGCTCAATCCGAGTGGCAGGTCTTGGATTTTGACCAAAACTCAACTTATCTATGCCAGTGGATTCTTTGCTCATAGCGCCCACATCTCTTAGGTTCGGCATTGTTCCGCCACCTAAAATCTCAGTCCCAACTCGTGAACCGTCAATGTTCAGCGCACCAGTTCCCCACTCCAAGACATTGTTGGCAACTGTGCCGACAAGTGGTTTGCGAGCGAGCACGATTGGCTCGTGACTAACTTCGGTTCCTGCCGGGTGTCTTTCTGGCGTGAAGTCTGTAGCACTCTCTACCGCAGAAAGCCCTTGGATTCCTTGCAAGGACAGCCATGCGCCGCTCAATAGATTGCCCACAACCAAAACAGTTGATTGTAGTCCACTTGGATTTGTCTGTTCCCTTGTGATGCTCTCTGGCGTGATCTTCAACGCTAATGAGTGCAAGGTTTTCCAGTCGGTTGTCATTCCTGATGCGATTGACGTGGTGTACATGTTCTCGTGGCGATAAAGGTCGGCCAAGATGTTCAGCCATGATGAGACGATGTTCAAGAACGTAGTTGTTGCCGATTCTGACAGCGACGTATCCATCGGAACGAACGAATCGTCCGCCTCGCCAGTTTGGATTTGATTCTCTACTTCCTGCTGTAGCCATGCTTGCAGTGTAGCAAAGTGTGAACCTATCCAATCGCAGTAGTCCTTATTTCTCAAAGGTTTCTGAGCGACGATTACTGGCTCAAACGCCGGTTTCAGTGCCGTTCCCCAGCCTTGCCATTGTTGGGCTTCGGGGGTTGCCGGTGCGGTGATAGCAACATCTCCGGCTTGCGACCCTGCTGTGAAATTGCCGCCTTGCATACCAACATTGGTGCGTTGGCTCCCAATGACTTCACGCTCCGCGCCAGCGGCTTTGTCTATCGCCTTAGAAACATCAAGCGACTTCGGGAAGCCCGAGTTTCCGGTCACGAACACTTTGCCATTGCGACGTGCCACGAACGCTCCACTCGGAACGGTCACGCACCACATCACTCCGTCGTAATGCTCTGGTTCAACCCTGACCAGATCGGTAGTGGTGAACCGTGATGCTCGTACAGTTTGTGATCTCGGTTGGTCAAGAATAGCGACAGATTCGCCAAGCGGTTGTCTTGTGGATTGTGATTCTCGTGGTGCACCACTTCGGTTCGCAGAAGTGGCCGACCTATCGCTTTCGCTACGATCAACCGATGCTCCATCACGTAGCCGTCCTTGCGTGCCATTGAGAGAAACTCTATTGGGCAGCGAACGTAAAGTATCGGCTTGTAGTTGCCGTGCTTGCGAAAGTAAGTCACTCCGCCCTTCCACGCTGGATTGTTCGCTCCGAACTTGGGTGGTGGGAAATTGTCGCCGTTCTTCAACGGATACGCCTTGTTGCGACATGCTCGTGAGCAGAACTTGCCGATTTGATTCGCTAGTTGCGAAGCACGGCGATACATCGGCGTCGCACATAGGTCGCAAGTCACGTTCGGTTTGCGATTGACCTGTGCCATACGACCACTCTATCGGTTGAGTCAGTGCGTCAATCAGAGCATCTACATTCTGCAGAACTGGTACTTCTGCAAATCCAACTTGCGCAACATCTTGTGCTTCCTGAAACACAAACTTATCGCCGGACTTGACAAGGCAGCGATGCTCACGAGTCACAAGTTGATTGGTGAGTGCGCCAGAGAGCCTGTAGGCCGTGTCTGTGTAGTTGAATCGGATAACTCGTTGAACAGGTTGCCAAGAATACTCATCGTTGTCTGCGTCATACGCAAGTGCGTTCTGACCTTCGGAAATGTCTGTGTAGGAAATCCACTTGCCGTCTACGAGCATCTCTGTCTGTTCGTCAAGGCATCCGTAGAGCCACATGATCTGGTCACGCACCTCAAAGCCAGCATCCTCAATGGCGCAAGCAAGGCGGTGATAAGTACGACTGCCACCAAAGGCAAGCAGGTGGCCGCCCGGTTTCAGAACTCGTAGACACTCAGTCCACAACTCAACGTTGTAGGCAATGCCGGAGTTGTCCCACGACTTGCCCATGAAGCCAAGTTCATACGGTGGGTCGGTCACGATACTGTCCACGCTGTTGTCTGGCATCTGTCGTATGAGTTCCAAGCAATCACCACGAAGTAGCACTTATTTGTTCCTTGCTCTAGTCATGCCTTCTGCCTCAATCGCAGCGGCAATGGTGGAATCGTCAAATGGGTCAAGGACTACACCGTTCGGTGGAGTCACGAGTTTGATGAGATAGCGAAATAGTGAAATCTGCGTGGGTGCAGTGGCGAAGAAGCGGACTGCGGAACCTGAACCCATTTCAGTTCGCACGCCATTATCTACCGCTCCCCAGCCACCCTCATAATGGCGACCTGTTGGCACATTTGATTTCTGAGGAAATGCGCCACCGTTACTATCAGGAAACCCTGCCACTACACCAGCACTACCGTCAGTGATGACGTTGGCAGGCCAGCGACCGCCTTTCGGCTTGTTCCCTGATAGGTCAACGGTGTGCTGGATACCTTCACTTATGAACTTGCCACCTTTAGCCGAGATGTTGGTGCTTATTGGCCTGTCCCACGCCTTCTCGAATCCGTCATCGCTTGGCACTCTCGTATCGTCAATGTTCAGTCCACCAACACCGTACGTCAAGACATTGTTGGCAACCGTGCCGACAAGTGGTTTGCGAGCGAGCACGATGGAGTTGTGGCGATCATGCAGCCAGATGATTTGGTCACGAATCTCAAAGCCTGCATCTTCAATAGCGACCGCTACACGGTGGTATGCAGTCGGCTCGGCAAGGACAACTGCATGACCACCGGGCTTGAGCGCACGTAGGCAACGTTGCCACACGTCACTAGACGAACTACACGATGAAGCGACAACACTATCAACGCTGTTGTCCATCATGGTCATCTCGTCATCGTAGCATTGTGGCGACCGGTTAGTTGTAGTCGGTGTCCTCAATTTGACCGTACATCGCCTTGCGCAGTTGCACCCACAAGTCCTGCAGTGTTTGGTCATTGGCGCCATCGGTTTGTGCCCACGCCTTGCCGAAGTTGAGATACGCCGTGGCGACGTTGCCGAGACTGCCACGCAGCCGGTCGTACAACGCTTGTGTCTCTGCTTGCTCTATCAAGTCACGCTGGTGCACGGAGTTGAGTCGGTGAACTTCCTGTTCAAGTTCCTTCACACGTGCTTGTTCCTGCACCAACTTGGCGGTGAGCACCGTGACCTGTTGCTCTGCGTATGACTGCATTGAATCCTCACTTCCTGTTTGACTTACCATGCTGCACATCCATTCTGATCGGGCACTGCGTAGCCAGCGTTGATGCGCTTGGCGACCGCTATTTGTTGAATCGGCGTGGCGTCGGCTGCACTCGCTGGAAGTCCCATACCACGTGAGTAGTACGTCCAGTTGGTGTTCAAGATGCCAAGTCCACCGGAATACTTGTAGCCACGCACATGCCAATCGCCACCTTCTTCACAGATGGCCACACGTGTCCATGCAGCAACGTCTGCAGGTGTGACACCGTAGGCATACGTGGTTGGTGGAACTGTTGTGGTTGGAGTTGGCGCCACCGTAGTTGGTGGTGCAACTGGTACGACTTGCTGCACGATGATCGTGCTAGTCGTGGTCGGTGCCACAATCACCTTTGACTTCGGTTCACTTGTCGTGGATGAACTAACACCCGGCAACGTAAACGTGGTTTTAGATGGTGCTTTGTGACTGTGAGTATTCGCACTTGCTAGTGATGACTCGGCACCTTGAGTGGCGACGAGCGTACTGGCAATGCCAGTGATGATGATGGCTGCACTGATGGCAGTGAATCTGTAACGGCGCATGTTCCGCACCTTCCGTGTGATCGGTTGGTAGCGACTGATTCTGCATACAAGCCTCAGAGCGGCGCCGGGTAGGGCTACCGAACCTAGCCAATGACGGCTCTAGGTGTGCATCAGTTCGCTTCGGTTATCGTCGTTCTAGTGGCATCTCCTTGAAGGTCAATGTTGTCAACATGGTATCAACTCGGCAACTTAGTTATCAACGCCGACGCTTGGCGTGCTTCGGTTGCGGCTTGTTCTTGGCACGGTCAATACGTTCAATGGCAACAGCCACACACACGGCGGTCACGCTCAACATGATGACGCTCCAACAGAGCACGCCCACCGACAACACGAGCGCCACAGTGATGCCAAACGGCCCGGCATCTGGTTCGGTCATGTACAGCGTCCACACGAACGTCGCCAGCGACGCTACGAGACTGATTGTCCAAATGCTTTGACTGATGTTGTTGTCCTTCATGGTTCTCCCCTTTGTTGTTTGTTCGATCATGGCGTGACGCCTAGCCAGCCTGCACAAGTCTGCGACTGGTGGCGTCAACCCATCCGTGAGCAATTCGACCTGCAGCCGTCCAACGCTCGTAGTACACGCTGTCCGTGCTTGTACCTTCGTGCCAAGTGTTGAACTCGGCTGGCCGACCATCGCTGGTCATCACGACCATCTCAGGTGCGACCGTGTGGCGAATGACTTGCTCATCGGTCGTGCCTTTGGCGTAGCGCATCTCCACGACCATGAGCGCAATGTCTTGACCAGTCTCGTGCACCTGCCCGGTACGCATTGCCGGAAACGCTGCGAGCGTTGCTGCAAACTGCGCTTCGGACTTTTCAATCCATGTTACGTAGTCAATGGTCATGGAGACTCCTTTGAGTAGGTGTAGTGGCTAGTGCGTCAATACTACAGACCGTGAACTGAGTTGTCAAGTATTACAGTTCGACTGCTTTGTTCTTGTTCACAATCTTGGCAACTCCTTGTGGTGTCATGCGTGCCGCTGCAGCGATGCGACGAAGTGTTGCACCGTCCTTGTGTGCATCCATGATTGCTTCGTTGCGTGCGCTCGTTGCTTCGATTGCAACGATTGCGAACTGGTTGATCTTCTCAAATGCTTGGTCAATCTCGGTCATGGTGTTGCCTTTCATTGGTGAAGCGAATCGGCCTCGTGCCGACTCGCAAGGTGTGGTGCTGCAAGGCTCAATCTTCACCTTGCAGCATGATGGTGATGACTGGCTCGGCGTTGTCGCCGGGACCGCAGTTCATCACGAACTTTGCCATCTTGGCGTTGAGTGCACGTGGCGTGTTTGGAACCCGAAGCACTTCGCACTGCACCGTGCGACCACCTTGCTTGGCGAAGTAGCGCATCATGGTGAGCACGTCCCACAGACGACCTGCTTCGTCTTGGCACGCTGCGTTGCTGTCGTTCCATGCCACAAGGTCTGACCATGCAGCGACGGTCATAGCGACCGGAAACTTGAAGCCAGCCTCACGTGCCATCTCGGTCACGTCCACGAGTGCGCCATCTTCGATTGCTTCCGCACGTGTGTAGGTGTGGATGACTTCACCGAACATCACGTCTCCGTCATTCCAGTCGAACTTGCCCATCTTGTTGTCTCCCTTGTTTGTGTGTGAACTAAGTCTACACAGTGTGAACCTTGTTTGCAAACCGCCTCAGTCAATGACGGTGAATCTGGCGCTGCGTAAGTGGCTGCGGTCAAACGTGCCATCGCTCCACAAGATTTCGTACTCGTAGTTGCCGGAAGGTCGCTCGCTGCGTGTGCCGTTGCCGTGATAGGTCGTGAGCATCACCGGGTACTTGTCCACGATGATGCCGCTACGAAGTGGATTGGCCATGTCGGAATAGGTGACGGTCGCACCAAGACGAATCGTGTCGTTGCTCATGCCTGCACCGCCTTTGCGAG